TCCTTTTGGCTCAAATTATCAACAAGCATTACAGTCCATTGCAGAAAATACGGATTCAGCAATCTATGTAGAAGGAGATAATCGACTTTATTTTAAAAGAAATCTTGTCGGTGTCAATAGTTATGCTGGAACAGTACAAAATTCGGATATCGTCAGCATTACAACAAGGGGAGATGCTTATGATATGTGTAATCAATATTCAGTTCCAATGTCTTATGCTGTAACGGGTGGAAGTCTAGGCAATCCAAATTCTACAGTTGTCTTTGAAGATACTGCATCAATTAATTCATTTGGAATCGTACAACACGAGCCAACAACGAAGCTCATCTGGTACACGAATAGTGCGAATGCCAATAACCTTGCCCAAAGAATTGTCTATAGAAGGAGAGAACCAGAGGTCGCTTTAGCAATAACTTCTCCTTTAAAATACCTAAATCAACAGCTAGGGGATTTATTCTATGTAACGCATGATGAGGTGGGACTTTACGATCAACCATATACCTTAATTGGAGAAACAATAGACATAGAAAATCAACAAATGGTCTTAGATTTATCAGTCGGTCATGGACTTGCAGTTGCCAATCTCCAAGTTTTTACGTTGGGAGATGAAATAACTGGACGACTGAATAATACAGTCGGAATCTTGGCATAAAAATATATTGCAAATGGTATTATATCTATAAATTTGGTATTATTTTGTCATGGGATTCACCGATTTAACTTTCAGAGTAGGTCAAAAATTAACCTCAACCATCCTTTCGCAAGTTGACCAGAACTTTGACGCACTTGCAGAGGGAGATACTTCAGCTCCAAGAGTTCCAAGACCTGTGGTGTGGGGACAATTTTGTGGATTCTCAACTGCTAATGCTGGGATTTATGCAAGTAAAGGACTAAGTAGTTTCACACGAAATGGAGTTGGAGATTATACCATTACTTTTACCACACCTTTTAGTGGAACAAATACGGATTACATTGGAGTGAATTTGGGTTTTGACCACAATACGTCACAAGCTGGAGACACATATATTAGAAATGCAAATGTCAATTCTTTAGGATTATCAGAATGTACTTTTAGAGATAGAAAAGCAAGTACAAGTGCGACATCAGAAGATGACGCAAATTCAATTTGGATTGCATTTTGGGATTATTCATAAATGGCTTGGAATAATATTAGTTTTACTTTTGGAAGTACATTGACACATAGCAAGATGGGTGGATTACAGGAAAATTTTACAGCTCTTGCAGAAGATGATGCTGGAAGTCCGACATTTTTAAGTAGAGCAAAAGCAATGGTTAGCTTTCAGGCAGATGGAACTATCCATAATTTTATAAGGTTTACCATCGGGCAAATCTTTTTCAGCAATTTCCTCTGTTGTCAAACCACAATTTTCTGCTGGATGGGTAACTGCCAAGATTCCATTATCTTGCGTCCATATAATTACATCACTCATTTTAAACACTCTCTATAAAGTTCGTTGGACATTTGTATTCTTCTAGCTTTGGAATATATCGGACTATCATGTTCTATTTCTCTAATATGTCCTAATTTTTTTAGCTTGGAAAGCGACTTTGATACAGCTGATTTTGTTCTCCCAACATATTGAGCAATTCTTTTATTTGATAAAAGAAAAAGTTGCTTTTTATAAATCGCTGTAAAAATCATACCCAATATTATAGAATCTGTGCCACTCAATCCTTTTTGAGCTGTGATATTTACTGGTATTATAAATTCATTATCTTGCTTTTTAATTATATCACTCATCAGGCACTCCGCCATCAGCAACCCATCTTAAATAATCATGATAATCCATATTAGCTTCATCTAATGGGACATAAAGATATCCATCTTTTAAAATCCCTATTGTTTCGTTATTCTCATCTTTTAATAATTTATACATCATAATTCTGAATTATAAGTAAATTGAGTATTCCACGCTTCTCCTAAACCACCTGTCCAAGCTCCTATTGATAAATCATAAAGATGAGTCGTTTGAGAAGCACTACCAAAATAGTTTAATGTTATAACCTGTGTTGCTCCAGTTTGAATCCTATATAATTTATTTGCTACTCCAGCATATTCTATTGTCGCACTTGGAGAAGAACGCATAACCATAGGAAAAGGAAGGCTAAATACCATCCCTTGAGTCGAATAAGCGACACCTACTGCAGCTCCAATCGGAGCAAAATAATATCGTTGACAATTAGATAAAGTTTGAGATTGAAATTCTCGCATAAAAGTGGTCGTTGAAGTTCCTTTTTCTAATTGAATATCTGTGACATAAAGGGAATGTGCCAAAGTAGTATCTGTCACATCTGACCAAATAAATACAATTATATTAAGAGTTCCACCAGTATCAATATCAATATTTTCTATTTTATATTCTGCCCAAGCATTAGTCATGCTTAGATTTGCTGGAGAATTTTCATAAGTTAGATTAGTTGCTAGAGTTGGGTTTGTACCTTCTATTCCCCACGCACTTATTATATCACTTGTCACACTATCCACACTTCCACTCCATGCGATTACCGCAGCTTTAATATTGTCTAACTTAGATGTTGCTGAAACTTTTGCCTTAAAAGAAAGACTAACAGTTTCGCCTATCATTTCATGGCAATTAACCCCTTCGATTATTTGTGCAATTCCAAATTTTTTATTTATTGTCTCTACATCTAATTGCATACCATATTTACTGCCACCATCTGGAGCATCTGAAGTTCGGGTTATGTCTACTACATCATTTCCGTCAGATAAAACATACCATCTGTCCAATGTGTAAGAATCATCATCATTGTCTCCAGAAGTAAAACTTGTTCCTCTTTGTGCAATTGACATATCGCCATTGATGATTGCATTATACGCAGTATTGCTCGTTCCAGCTGCAGGAGTATCCCAAGTTCCATCTCCTCTCAAAAAAGTAGAAGAAGAAGCAGAGCCACTTCCCATTCTTGCAGTAGCAACTGTTCCAGTCGCTATATTGCCAGCAGCTAAAGCTGTTAAAGCTGAACCATTTAATGCAGGTAAAGTTGAAGGAAGCCTTGCATCTGGTATTGTCCCAGCTGTTAATTTTGCGGCACTAATATCAGTTCCTAATTTGACATTGGTTATATTTGCATCTTTGACTTTAGCAGTAGTTATTGCTTCATCTGCGATGTTTTCAGTATCAAGAAATTGTCCTTGTATCGCCATGTTAAACCTTCATAATGAAGGGGTCACTACTGGCAAATGTAACTGTAAAAGTTCCACCATCTGGTGTTGTAGGAAAACCACTCCCCTCACTTTGAATAAATAATAATGGACTTGTTGATGAATTTGCTGTGCTAACATATAAGACTATCCCATTGACTGGATTGCCAGATAATGAATAGGACAAATTATCTGCATCAACTCGACCAGAACTTACCGCCACACTTGATAGTGTTTGATTAGTACCCTGCATTGCCACTTCTGGAATGTCGCTTAACATTGTGTGTGCTGCCGAAAATGTATATCCTGAATTTGCATCTGCTGTTGTATTTACTAAGCTGATTTTTAAAGTGGCAGAGCTTAAATCTACACTTCCAACTGCTATGTATTGCCTTCCTGAATCATATATATGTGCCATCTTTTTATTTTACCTTATGTTGTTTCAATAACAATCTCCCCGTCATAATATTGTCTAAAAAATGGAACTGGAAATCTAGTAAACGGGTCTTTCTTTCCCATAATCCGAACTGTATAAAAACTATTAGGAAAACTATCATCTTCTATAAATCTCAAATCCGTTGCTGTTGAAAACCATGAATTAATCTGACTTCTATCTGAAGAATTTACGAAACTTAATGGAATCTTGAAAGTATTATAAGTAGATGCTGGAGTTATATAGCTAAATAAACTTCCACCCTTAGTCCTTATATCTTGCTTGTCTAGGTTTTCAGTAAATGAATATCCATACCCTGCATAATTTGTCAGGGTTACATAGCTAGAATTGGCTACTCCTAATAATATATCTCCCATTATCTGCTCGATTGAAACTGCATACTGGTCGTAGCTCCACTTTTTCCTAAGGTGTTTAATGCTGGTAGAATTTTCTCTTGGACTAGATCAACCCAAAAGCTC